AGGGCCAGTGGGACAACAGCATATCGCCCGCGATGTAGACTACTCCTTGTTCGGGACTTGACACCTGTGATACAACAGTGTATCGAAAGCGATACAACGGAGGTGTCAGATGGGTGGTGGTGTCAGTCCGCTTGAATGGATCTATCCTCCGGTAGCCCTCGCGCATACCGCCTACAATGCCGCTGCACAGCAAATTGATCCCCGCGCCAAGATCGACATGCCTGCGTCCAAGAACGATATTCGTGATGACAAGATGGACGATCAACAGAAGCAGGCGCAAGCCGCGCAGCAAGCGGAACAGGAACGCATTGCGCTGATCCCGCGCCCGCAAACCGGACAAGAAGAACAAGCCTCGCGCCAACGGGCACAGATGGCGAGCGATATTCTCGGTGGGGGACGACGACGGAAAGCCTCGCAAACGCTGACCGCTTCGGACTATACGCTGTCCGGTCAACCGCGTGAGGCGATGTAATGGCGGGTCTGTTTAGCCCGAAAGCCCCGACGATGGGCGCAGCTCCTCCGGCCCCGTCGTTAGCCGATGACACGGTGCAGAAGGCCGCAGCCGAAGCGATGAAGAACCGCCAGGGCCGTGCGTCTACCTTGCTCACGAATCCCCAAACCCAACGGGCGAGTGCGTCGAATCAAACCTACTTGACGGGAGCCTAAATGGATCAGTCCGATGCCCTCGCCGTCAGTGTGATTCAAGAGTTAGAACAAGCCTCAGGGAAGCGGGCCTATTGGGAAAAGACCTGGGAAGATATTGCCCGCCGCGTCCTACCCAATTACAGCGCCCACTTCACCGGCCAGAACCGCATTGAACTGACGGACGGCCAACAACTCCTGCATGAGATGGTGGATAGCACGGCAGCATTGGCCCTAGGCCGCTTTGCCGCTGCCATGGAATCCATGCTCACGCCACGCAATAGCAAGTGGCATTCGTTGATGCCCTCAGACCGCTCCTTACTCCAAGCGCGGGAAGTCCGCTTGTGGTTTGAAGATGTCACGCGGATTCTCTTTCAATATCGCTATGCAGCCTCGGCCAACTTCCAATCGCAGAAGCACGAAGATTATTTGATGCTGGGGGCGTTCGGTACCGGCAATCTATTCATTGATGCCTTGCAATCCCGCACGGAGAAAGGGTTGCGCTATCGTGCCGTCCACCTCGGCCAATGTTATTTCCAAGAGAATCACCAAGGCATTATCGACTCCAACTATCGCAAGTTCCCGCTCACGGCGAGACAAGCCGTTGAACAGTTTGGCGTCGAAGTCCCCGAAGTCATTGCCAAGCAAGCGAGCGATCCCAAACGCGCCCAAACGATTCATTGGTTTGTGCATAAGGTGGCACCACGCCGCGACTATGACCCAGGCCGCGTCGATCTCCTGGGCATGGAATACGAATCGGTCTATGTGTCCACCACCGGAAAAAAGACGGTGCGGCACGGTGGGTATTCGACCTTCCCCTACGCGATCAGTCGCTATGTAACGACCCCTGGCGAACTGTATGGCCGCAGTCCCGCGATGATGGCGCTGCCCACGATTCGCTCCCTCAACGAAATGAAAAAGACGATGCTCAAACAAGGGCATCGCACCGTCGATCCCGTCTTACTGGCGCATGATGATGGCGTGGTCGATAACTTCTCCATGCGACCAGGCGCGATCAATGCCGGGGGCGTCAATGCCGAAGGTCGTCCCTTAGTGCATGCACTGCCGGTGGGCAATCTCGCCGTGGGCGATAAGCTCATGGAAGCGGAAAAGCTCGTCATTAACGACTTCTTCTTAGTCACGCTGTTTCAAATCTTGGTCGATACCCCGCAGATGACGGCAACGGAAGTGGTGGAACGGGCGCGGGAAAAAGGGGCGTTGCTGTCCCCCACGATGGGACGGCAGCAAAGCGAATCCCTTGGCCCCATGATTGACCGGGAATTGGATGTCCTACGCGACTTGAAACTCTTGCCACCGATGCCCCAGCGATTGATTGATGCCAAGGGCGACTACACCGTGCAGTACGATTCGCCGTTGTCTCGTATGGCGCGGGCTGAAGAAGTGGCGGGATTCATGCGGACCCTCGATACGGCGTTGCGGGTGATCGAAGTGACGCAAGACCCCTCGCCACTCGACTACTTCAATATGGATGAGATTATGCCAAACACCATGGACATTAACGCCATGCCGGTGAGTTGGCGTAACGATCTCGCTACCGTCCAACAGATTCGGGCAGACCGTGCGAAGCAAGCGCAACAGAAGCAGATGTTGGAAGCCGCACCAGCGGGAGCCGCCATGATGAAAACCGTGATGCCGAAACCAGCGCAGCCGGTGGCGTAACATGCCGCTCAAGAAATCAGCCAGCGCCTCAGCGTTTCTCACGAATCTGAAGGCTGAACTCCATGCGGGCAAGTCGCAGAAACAAGCTCTCGCTATCGCCTATTCCGTGAAGCGCAAAGCACAAGGGAAATAATGCGCGAAAAAGCCCAGTCTGCGTTGAAGCGCAGGCAACTGGCATATCAGCAACTTTTCTTAGGGCATGGCACCAATACCGATGCCGTTCTTGCCGATCTCGCCAAGTTCTGCCGCGCCAACGAATCCACCTTTCATGTCGATCATAGTGTGTCAGACCGTCTCGACGGGAGAAGGGAAGTCTGGATTCGACTGTGCCACCACCTGCATTTAACCGATGAACAGCTTTGGAGCTTGTATGGCAATCACGCCCTACCGCCAGAGCGCCAACCAGAGGAGTAACCCATGGCTACTGAGACTGCGGCCTCAACAGAGACAACCGCTCCTGCACAAGCGACCACGACCACGGCTGCTACCGCAAATGAGACGGCACCGGCCACAACGACACAGAGTACGTTTGACTGGAAAAGCCTGAACCTGCCACCGGACTTACAGAACGTGGTAGACCGGCATCAGTTCAGCGACCCGTCGATGGTGGTCAAGTCCTATGGAGAGTTTGAAAAACTCCATGGTGTGCCGGTAGATCGGCTCGTGAAACTGCCCTCTCCCAAGGAAGCTGCCGACCCGAAGGCGTGGGATTCGATCTACAACAAGTTAGGGCGTCCTGAAACCGCCGATAAGTATGTATTGCCGGTGCCGAAAGGCGATGACGGCACGTTCGCCAATACGCTCAAGCCGTGGCTGCATGAAGCGGGGGTCACGCAGGCAGGGGCCACGAAACTTGCCGAAAAGTGGAACAGCTTTCAGGAAGCGCAGGCCAATGCGATGAAAGCGCAACAGGAACAGCGGGACGCCACGCAGGTTCAGGAATTGAAGATGGCGTGGGGATCTCAGTATGACACCAACGCACAACTCGTGGATAAAGCCGCTGAGACGTTTGGCATGACGCAGGATCAACTCACCGCATTGAAGCAGGTCATGGGACCGAAAAGCGCGATGGAGTTCATTCACAACATCGGCGCGAAGATCGGCGTGGAAGATAAGACGGTGCCAGGGATGGGAGGCTCAACACCGATCTTCAACAACATGACGCCGGACATGGCAAAGGCTGAGATTAACCGGATCAAAGGTGATCGGGACTTTGCGCGGGTGATGACAGGGAGTGATCCGAAGGCTAAAATGGACGCCCGCCGCGAACTAGAACGGTTGCATCAGATTGCCTATCCCGGCATGACCTCGGCACAAGAGATTCGCCGCTAACTTCTTTTTTGTCCTGCCTCGCATACAACTGTGGGGCAGGACTTGACACCATTGCGATAACAGCGTATAGCGAACGTACCTGTATCTGAAGAGATACACGCAGCATCGACAACCTCCTCGTTGGGGCCGATGCGACCCAGCATTAACGAGGGCCTGTTTCATCGTGAGACAGACAACCCTACTCGGTTCAACCACACGGTTCACTAGAGAGGGGTCTTATGTCTGTCAACATTCCCGATCATTATACGATCAGTTTTTCCACCAATGTTATGCTGCTCCTGCAAATCAAGGGCAGCAAATTGCGCGGCTGTGTCACCGAAGGTACCTACACCGGCAAACAGGCGTCTCCCGTCGATCAGATCGGGTCCGTCGAAATGCAGGATGTGACGGGCCGCTTCCAGCCCAAGGTGCGGACGGATGCCAACGTGGATCGTCGGTGGGTGACGCCCAGCGACTTCGATCTCACGCAGTCGATTGATACCTTCGACAAGCTCCGGCTCATCACCGACCCTGAATCCAGCTACACGCAGAACGCGGTATTTGCCGCAGGCCGCAAGATTGACCGCCTGATTATCGCCGCCTTTATGGGCACGGCGAAAACCGGCGAGCAGGGCGCGACCAGCACCAGCTTTACCGCTGGCAACGAAATCGACGTAGCCATTGGCGGCAGCAACAGCCGTTTGAACGTGCAGAAGCTCTTGGATGTGAAAGAGTTAATGCAACGGCAGTACGTGGACTTCGATACGGAACAGGTCTACGTCGGCCTGACTGCCAAGGACGAAGCGAATCTGCTCAAGGAAATTCAGATCATCAGTTCGGACTTTAACGGCATGGACAAACCCGTGCTGAAGGATGGCCGCGTGGATCGGTTCTTGGGCATGGAGTTCATGCACTGCGAACTGATCGAGTCCGCCGCCGCAGGCACCAACGAGGTCAACGTGCCGGTGTGGGCCAAGAGCGGCATGCACTTGGGCATTTGGAACGATGTCACGACCTCGATCTACAAGAACATGCAGCTTCGGGGTGAGCCGTGGGAGTCCTACATCATGGCGACCTTCGGCGCGACCCGGTTGGAAGAAAACAAGGTCTACAACATCGAGAGTTATAGAGCATAGTTCTTAAGTGAAACCAATGCGTTGTAGCCTTTACATAAAGCAAAAGGAGAGTTCACATGGCTGTTGATTTGACCCTCAAAGGTACGGCGATTACGAATCGGGAAGCGACCCCTCGTGTGCTGAATGCACCGGGATTGGGCGAAGGGGCAGTTGAGAAGTGCGCCTACGGGTATTTGGCGAGTGTGACGGCTTCGCTGTCCATCACCTCTGTCATTCGGTTAGTGTCCGTCCCGTCCAACGCGATTGTGACGAAGGTGGAAATTCAGAGTGCCGCGCAGACCGCAGGGAAGTTCGATGTGGGCCTGTGGCGCACGAACGGCGACGGAGGCGCGGTGGTCGATCAAGACTTCTTCGCAACCGCCGTGGATTGTGCGTCAGCCGTTGTGACCACGGATGTCACCAACGAGTCCGGCACCTACACGATTGCCAAGCAAGCGCAACCGATCTGGCAAGCCGCTGGCATGACCAGTGATCCCAAGTCGCAACTGGACATCGCTTGCACGGTGGCGGCAACGGATGTGACGACCGGCACAGGGGCGATCTCGCTCCGCGTCAAGTATGTGCAGTAACCGAAAGGAGCCGTAAATGGCTGATCGTTTCTACGGCGTGGCGATTGGCGGGAGACTTCCCCAGGATGTCACCGAACAAGCCACGACCACGAGTGCCGCAGTCGAATTGCGAATCAGTGACACCGCGTATAACAGCAAGCTCTTGGTGCTGAATGCGCTGGAAGCCATTGAAACATACTTGCAGACAAAGGAAACGGAACCGATTGCTTAACGCAGTCCGCGTCTGTGTGGCGATCCCGAACGGGGGCACCATCAAGTCCCGTCTCATGACGGACTTGGTGGCCGCTCTCTTTTCGGTGCGCGATCAAATCAGCTTCTTATGGGCAGAAACGGAAGGCACGCTCGGCCCGCACAACCGTTGGCTGGCGGCGATGCAAGCCGTGGAAGCCGAAGCCGATTATCTGTGGTTGGTGGATAACGATATGTCCATCCCGCCAACGGCCTTGCCGATGCTGATAGCGGCTGACAAGGATCTGATCGGGGCCGACTACAACTACCGCAAATGGCCGCGACAAACGGTGGTCAAACAATTGGACGATGAAGGGAACATCACGTTTGCCGATGAAGCGCAGTTTCCCCCTGAACCGTTCATCTGTCACGCCATTGGGTCCGGCTGCAAACTCGTGAAAGTCTCTGCCCTGAAGCGTATCCCGCAGCCGTGGTTTGCGTTGGAGTGGGACGCACGGGGCGCACTGTCTAAGACCGATGATGTGTGGTTCTGCGAACAAGCGGCGAAGGCAGGCATCGAAACATGGTGCTACCCGAACTTGGGAATTTTTCACATAGGCGATTTCCTATACTGACTGTATGCCATTACGCGGTCAAAAAATGACTGAGGAGCATAAGGCGAAAATCTCTAAAGCGCATAAGTCCCTTGGTGAAAACCATTGGATGAAGCGGAAGGAAGTTAGCGAAAAGGTCCGTATAAAGAACATTGGCCGCGTTGGATATTGGGCAGGTAAAAAGCGTGACGATCCAGCGTATATCGAGAAAATTAGTCTCGCACATAAAGGCCAGCATAGTTCTCCGGCTACGCAATTCAAGAAGGGACAGATCAGCCCAAGAAAAGGCCAGCATTACCCACAAGTCGCTGGGGAGAAATGTCATTTCTGGAGGGGTGGGGTTAGCCCTGAAACCAAAAAGATCAGAACAAGTCTCGAAATGAAACTGTGGCGTGAATCGGTATTCAGCAGAGATAACTGGACATGCCAAAACTGTTTCGTGCAAGGCGGCGATCTTCACGCACATCACGTAAAGCCATTTGCTCAATTCCCTGAACTCCGATTTGCCATTGATAACGGACAAACACTGTGCATCCGTTGTCACCGTCAAAAGCACACACAGAAGGCGGGTTAACCGATGGCGACCAGTTATGTGTCGATTGCGAACCTGGCCCTACAAAAACTTGGCGAGCCGCCGATTGTCTCTCTGACGGAGAACAGTGCAGGAGCTCGTGCGATGAACGCCTGTTACGAGGCGCTACGGGATCGTGAGTTACGGGCGAACCTGTGGAAGTTTGCGAAGCGGCGAGCCACGTTAGCAGCTCACGCCACTGAACCTGATTTTACCTTTGGCTACGCCTTCCCTGTCCCCACCGACTTTCTCCGTTTGATTAAACCGGCGCGTGTCGGCCTCGACTGGCACTTGGAATATCACGAAGGCGTCTTGGCGATTCTCACGAACGACGGTAATGCGCTGGAAATCCGGTACATCGCCAAGATCACCGACCCCACGCTGTTTGATCCGATGTTTGTGGAAATGCTGGCCTGCAAGATGGCGTGGCATTGCGCCGAAGGATTAACGCAATCCAACAGTAAGAAGATGGCGGCGATGCAGGAGTATCAGGATGCTCGGATGGAAGCCCGCAAGGTCAATGCGTTTGAAGTGAACACGCAGCCGGTGCCAGTCGATGAATGGCTCACGGCGCGGTGGCACGGGCAGTTAGTCAACACGGAATTTGACGAAGAATAATGTCACGCCTCTTCAACAACAACGCCGCGAACTACATGAGTCGTGGATCTGTCAACCTGGGGCTCGATGGATTAACGGAATGCTCCTTTGCCTGTTGGGTCAACATTTCCTCAACACAGGCGTTCAATCAGCGCGTGGTGTCTAAGGAAAATTCTACTGGGTGGAATACGATCCTGACGGCGATTGCCTCAGGCACCACCGCGCTGGTATGTGCGGTTGAAAATTTCTCCTTATCTCAATCCCCGTCATGGCAATTATCGGCAGGGATTGGGACTGGGGTATGGGTGCGAATGCTCTTTACTTGGAAACGGAATGCGATCACCGCTGCCGACGGCGTGATCTATATTAATGGGGTGGCGCAGAGTACATCCTATACCGCTGGCGGCTATACAGGGGCATTTGTAATAGCAGAAAACACGAGTGAACTGACCTACGGCGTGCAGGCCAATACGCACGGCGTACCATTGTCGGGTTCTCTCGCCTGGGTGTGCGTGTGGAATCGCCAACTCTCCTCAACGGAAGCCCTCGTTGATTACAACGATGCGCGGTCTGTCTCAGAGGGACGCTTGCATTGCGTGGAGTGCAGTTCTGATACCGACATCAGCGGGTATGGCAACGATATGACGGTGAACGGCACGCTCGCTGATGCCGGGTTTGAACCGACACAGCGAGAGGGCAGCTTTCTCAATATGTCGCAAGCGGATTATCCCGGCGCGGGGCCTAAATCGCCCATGGTGCGATTTTATAAATCACCCACCGGCACCACACGCCGCAGTGTAGTGTTTCGCAAAACGCTTTCATCCATTGGCAGTCGCACAGGATCACGCCAAGTCCATCAAACGTAGAAGGGGGTTCTTATGTCGTCACAGGGCTGGAATGAATGCTTGGTCAATCTCACCGCCGCTGGGCAGTTGTACAACACCTATACCACGGCGAAGTCGATGTTTACCTCCTCCACGGCGCTTGCCGGGGCATCAGCGGGTCTGATTACGTTGCCGCCGAACTTCTTTGATAGGCCTGGAAAGGGGCTGCATATCATGGGGCAGGCAGGCGTGAGCAACCGCGTGACGGGGCCGGATACCTTCACCATGCAAATTATGGTGGGGGCGGTGATTGCCTTTACCACAGGCGCAGTCAACTTAACGACCACGGCGCACACGACCATCCCCATGTGGTTTGACATCATGCTCACCGCTCGCACGGTGGGCAATGGCACACTTGCTACTCTGATGGGGCAAGCCTACTTGCGGGGGCAGATGGTGGCGCAAGCCTCAGGGCTTGCCGATAACGCGGGCGGCACAGGTGGCGCGATGGCTCCCAATACCGCGCCTGCTGTCGGCACGGGGTTTGATTCCACGGTGTCAAACACACTCGATCTCTTTGTGGCGCAGTCGGTCAGTAACGCGGGGAACGGTTTTCAGATTCAACAGTACCGCGTGTTCGCCATTAACTAGGGGGCGCTGTGGCTGAACTGAAACAAAGTACCGCCAGGGTCCGCGTCTTCAAGATGATCGACAGCGCCGATCATTTTAGTAAAAAGACAGGCCTCACGTGCGCCGTGAACTTGAGCAAGAACGGCGGGGCGTTTGGCGCGGCGGGTGGCGCGGTGGCTGAGATTGCCAACGGCTGGTATAGCGTGTCACTCACCACCACAGACACCAATACCTTAGGCGATCTCGCCTACTACATCACGGCGGCTGGTGCCGACGATACGGATTTTTGCGATCAAGTCACCACGCAGATTTTAGGCGATACACTCACGGCGAACACCACGCAGTTAGCAGGGCAAACCGTGACGGCAGCAGCAGGGGTGACATTCCCCTCCTCGGTGGCTTCACCAACGAACATCACCGCAGCCACAGGAATTGTGCTGTCAGGAGTCACGCATGCGGGCGCGGTTATTCCAACGGTGACCACCGTCACGAACCAACTCACGGCGGCACAAATAGCCACGGGGGTATGGCAGGATGCGACGGCAGGCGACTTCACGACGGCGAGCAGCATTGGGAAAAGTCTGTACACCAGCGGGGCGGTGCCTGGGGCCGCAAATGGCCTGTTCATTGCTGGGTCCAATGCGGCAACCACCGTCAACTTTACCGGCAATCTGAGCGGGTCTGTCGGAAGCGTCACTGGCGCGGTGGGATCGGTCACGGGGGCAGTAGGTAGCGTGACAGGTGCGGTGGGTAGTGTGACAGCAGGCGTGACCGTGACTACGAACAACGACAAGACGGGATACGGGTTGAGTGCAGCGGCAGTACAGGCGGTATGGGATGCGTTAACTTCAGCACTTACCACTGTTGGCAGCATCGGGAAACTGATTGTCACGAATCTCGATGCACTCATCAGTAGCCGCATGGCGACCTATACGCAGCCGACAGGATTCTTAGCGGCAACATTCCCCGCGACGGTGGCGAGTACCACCAACATCACCGCAGGAACGATCACGACGGTAAGTGGGAACGTAACGGGATCAGTCGGCAGTGTGACTGGCGCAGTGGGGTCTGTGACAGGGAATGTTGGTGGGAATGTGGTTGGGTCAGTTGCGAGTGTGACAGCATCGGTGGGCATTACCGCTGCCGCCGTGGATTTGATATGGGATGAACCGACCGCAGGACATGCCACCGCAGGCACGACAGGGAAAGCCTTAATAGATGCGGGATCGGCTGGTGATCCATGGTCCACGGAGTTACCGGGAGCGTATGGCGCAGGGACCGCAGGGAAATTGCTAGGAGATTCCTCATCAAATGTCACGAGCATTAAAGCCAAGACCGACAGTTTGACCTATACGGTTGCCGGTCAAGTCGATGCGAATATCCAAAGTGTCAATGATACGACAGTCACAGGGAATGGATCTGTCAGTACGCCGTGGGGTCCATAAATGGCATCATCGTGGGCGCAAAGTTGGGGGACAGTATGGGGTTCATCGTGGGGAACAGTGGTGGTGGTGCCACCGGAGACGTTCCCTGACTATCCCATTCAACCGCCGAAGGTCAACTACAACACGAGAGGACGTATCCAGCGGCATCAAGGACTCGATGCGATGGGGACGGATTCACCCTTTCGGGCGGTACGAGGACGGTACTAGATGCCTAATTCTTCCCCGATACAAAACAACTTCAACTCTGGTGAGTTCTCTGGCCTCATGGCTGGACGGGTGGACTTTGAACGCTACAAATCCGCACTGAAGGTCTGCACGAATCAAGTCGCCTATCTCCAAGGTGGGGTGACTCGCAGACCGCCGACGTACTTTTGTGATGAAGTGAAGGACTCTACCAAGTCAACAAGACTGGTGAAGTTCAAGTATTCCACCGTCTCCTCCTTTGTGCTGGAATTTGGCGATCAGTACATACGATTCAAGAAGAACCGTGCGCCGATCTATGACCTGACACTAACGATTACCGGCATTTCCAATGCGTCTCCTGGGGTGGTGACGTACACCGGCACCGATCCATCGAACGGAGATCATCTCGATATTAGCGGCGTGCTCGGCATGACCATCGTGAACGGTTTGCGAGTAGTGGTGGCAAACGTCAATACGATTGGCAATACGTTTGAAATGACCTACGTCGGTGGTGGCAATGTCGATACGACGGCCTTTGGAACGTATTCCAGCGCAGGAACGGCCAAACGAGTTTATACCCTGACCAGCACCTATCTGGAAGCCGACTTGTTCCAACTCAAGTTCACGCAGTCAGCCGATGTGCTGTACATCTGGCATCCTGACTATCCTGAACGCAAGTTGTCTCGCGTCACCGATTCAAGCTGGACGCTCACCAGTACGACCTTTCTGGATGGGCCGTATATGGCTGAGAACACGACCAGTACCACTCTGACCCCAAGTGCGGCAACAGGGGCAGGCGTGACACTCACGGCCTCGGCTGTCACTGGCATTAACAGCGATACCGGCTTTCAGAGCACGGATGTAGGCCGACTCATTCGCCTGAATCAAGGCGGGACCTGGGGCTATGTTCGGGTCACCGGATGGACCTCGACTACCGTTGTCACGGTCACGGTCATTAACACCTTAACCAGCACGGCGGCGAAAACTGCTTGGCGCATGGGGTTGTATTCTGACACCACCGGCTATCCTGCCTGCGGGACGTTCTATGGGGACCGACTCTATCGTGGAGGCTGTCCCGCCATTCCTGAACGATTTGACGGCTCTAAAGTGGGCGACTACGACAACATGGCCCCATCTGGCGTAGATGGCACGGTGACAGATGCGAGTGCGCCATCGTTTCGCTTGAACTCCAACGATGTGCAAACGATTCGCTGGATGGATGGCACCAGCAACGGCATCGCCATAGGGACGTTTGAAGGTGAATGGCTGGCGACGCCCTCGACTAACAACGAAACCATCACGCCGACGAACATTAGCGCGAAGCAATCGACAGGATGGGGCAGCGACGACATTCAGGCGGTACGGGCGGGGTCCGCGATTCTCTTTGTGGAAGCCAGCGGACGGCGTGTGCGGGAGATGAACTATCTCTACTACGAAAATACCCTGCAATCCATTGACGCTACCGTGCTTGCCGATCACATCACACGCGGAAACTATGACCCTGCGAATCCCGATGCAGGCACCTCCACCAATGCGCTCTCTGGCCTCGTGGAAATCGCCTATCAGAAGAAGAAGATCCCGATGCTATGGGCGGTGAGGAAAGATGGCGTGTTGCTGAGTCAGTGCTACAGCAAGGACGATAAGGTGTCAGGCTGGCAGCGGCATATTCTTGGAGGCTACAGCAATGCGGGCCATACCGCACGGGCCAAGGTGAAATCCTGTTGCGTGGTGCCCTCCTCAGATGGGGCCTACGATGAACTGTGGCTGGTGGTGCAACGCTATATCAATGGCCGTTCAGTCCAATACATTGAGTTTATGAAAGACATTTGGGAGCAGGGCAACGCCCAAGAGGACGGCTACTATGCCGATTGCTCACTGACCTATGACGGATCACTAGCGCAGACCGTGCGAGGGTTGCATCATTTGGCTGGCGAAACCTCTATGGCGATTGTATCCGATGGACGACAAATTTCTGACGAAACAACGCTGGTGGTGGGATTGAATGGAGCGGTGACGTTGCGGATCGAAGATCGAGGGACTGTAATTCATATCGGATTCCCCTACGACAGCGACGGGCAAACCCTTCGCATGGAAACGGGATCAGCCACCGGCACGGCACAAGGGAAAAAGCAGCGCATTCATCGGGTGATATTCCGGCTGCATGACAGTTTAGGGTTGTCGGTAGGACCGTCCTTTGACGATCTCACGCCGCTCACATTTAGAACTTCTGCCGACTTACTCGGCAACGCAACACCCTTGTTTACCGGCGATAAAGTGGTGCCCTGGGAAGGCGGCTCAAGTACGGAGGCGACGATATGTTGGCGATGGAGCGGGGCATTACCCGGCACGATCTTGGCGGTGATGCCACACATGAACACCCAAGACCAGACATAGTGCCCTTTGAACCGTGGCACCTGCACTGGCTCACGTTACAACCCACGCAGGCGCATTTGAAGGAGTTGTTGACGGATGCTCACGGCGCAGCGATTCACAAAGCAGGACCGGCCTATACCGCGTTTGTGGGGTACGAAGTGATTGCCTGTGCAGGAATCATTCAGATGTGGCCTGGACGGGCGCAAGTGTGGTCCTTGCTCTCCGATCAGATGCCCGTCTATGCGCGAGACATACATCGTGCAGTACGGAACTACCTACGGGCATATCGCGTCAGACGGTTGGAGTGTATTGTGGACCCACGCCACGAGGCGGCAGTCAGATGGGCGAAGCACTTAGGATTTACTTACGAAGGCACCATGCAAGCGTATGACATGCACGGGAACGATCAAGCACTGTATGTGAGGCTCCAACGTGGCTGACCCGATTAGCTGGGTGATGATAGCAGGGGCAGGAGTCGCCGCCGCAGGCGCGATCTCGCAAGGCGAAGCGCAAGCTAGTGCTGCTCGTTATAACGCCCAACTCAGCGAACGCAACGCCATGACCATTAGGGGGCAAGTCGCTAATCAGGTGGCTCGCCAACAGCAAGAAGCGCAGATGGTGCATGGGACGCTGTTAGCAGGGTACGCCTCATCCGGGGTGGCGACTGACGAAGGCTCACCGATGGATGTGCTTCGCATGAGTATCGCCAATGCCAAGCTGGACGA